AATGTTGGCGTTGTCGCCAAAGCACAGAACGGGGAATATGTACATAAGGTACTTGCTCTAGGTAGTTCGTAGCATAAATTGTCAGTGAAAGTTAAAGTATCTGATATTCTAGGAACAAGAATCTGTTCAAGAATAATAGATTCAGTTAACGTTAATAATTCTACTAAAGGAAAATCTTTTTGGTATACCGCTGAGTCAGTATATGTAAGAGTGTCTACCGCGATATCGGCTGGTTGTTCAGCGGCTTCTGTAAATGTCAGAGTATCATTGGCCCAAATAGGCTGACCTGAACTCTTATTTACAAAAAAGCTTATTTCTTCAGAGTACGTTAACCTGTCTACAAGTGGGCGGGGTGCAATGAGATCAAATCTTGCATAATCACCAAGGCCAAAATGATCTATATAATAATCACCGTCATCATCCCAACTCGGGCGATCATCAGTGAACTCGTCTATAGCACTAAATGATTGCGTACCGCCTACTGAAGTCTCTTCGTAGATAGCTAAATGATCTATGAGAGTTTTAGTTATAACAGTTTCATCAACTACTGTAACTTCAGTAAGTGTAAGGGTGTCTGTTAGCGTCCGGCCTATATAACTGTTATCAGCATTTTCTAAATACGCTATAGTATCTATTACGACAAATGTATCAGGTATAATTGTATAAACATTGGTGTCTGTTAATACAATTGCATCTGTAGCGGCTTCGGTATATGTTACCGCAATATGGCCGATAGCTTCATCAGTATAAGCTATCGTGTCTTCAACAGTTTGTTGACTGAACCAATAAACTATCTCATCAGTAAATGTGATTGTATCATCAAGTTGACGGTGAATTATATCTAAGTGCATATCTTCAGTATATGCTATTGTGTCAATAACATCGAAGATGATTTCAGCACTATCCGTATGTGTCAAAGTGTCTACAGCGAAATAGTATTCATTCCAAACTGCATCAGTAAATGTTACTGTGTCTGAAGCATAGGTCGTATCATTTAACAATACTTCAATATATTGCTTAGAAACTCGGGCTAGACCGCTACCGGCAGCTATGGCTTCAATATATTGTTGTGTGGCTCGTAGAACCATTAGTCTACCTTTACTCCAAATTTGGCAGCATTAATTCCAGCTTTGAGCCACGCGGCTGATGTGTCAGGGTCAAGTTCCGAAATTCTTGTCAAGGTTACATAGGACGTAGTTCCTATGGCCTGAGCAGTATCATCTGTCTCTGTACCATTTGAATTTATAGGCATTACAAGACTAAAACTGTTTGCGTCTGTTTCTCTACATACAGTTTTAACAGCTAAGCCTTTTATTGCACCTATCGCGGCAGGCATAGCAGCATAATCGTACAAGTCCTTATGCCCTGATGTCCCATCTTCTACATAGGTTGTGTCATCATCAGCAGGATTTTCATCGATGTCGAGATAATGATCGCTACCACCTGAGGCAGTGGTCCATCCGGCAGCATTATCACCATCAGGCACAATAGCTACAACTACGCTGTTACCTAGAAAATCATTATTTTGTGCGCCGGTACTGTCACAGATATAAATATCATCCCATGATAGGAAATTATTTGCATCTGTCTCAAAAGCAACAATATCATGGTAAGCATTAGCGCCTGCCTGGGTATCTGCACCACTACCACTTAAAATATTAGCTTCCCCTAAATGTACTTCATACGTACCTGTACTGTCATGGCATTTGACTTTTACTTCCATGTAGTACCATACGCCCGCTGTAATAACAACAGCGGACGTATCTAATAACGTGACACCACGATAAACTTTAATCTCACCAGCGGTAGAGAGTTTTAAATTTACACCTAAAGTAACACCATCGTACAATTTTAAAAATATAGGCGTATTCAACAGCGAAGGAAATTTTATACCAAAACCAATTATTAAAGTATCATCGGTAGTCAATGTTCCCGTAGCAAATTGACAACCCGCATGTCCAAACTCTAAACTATAACCAGATATTCTACCCGCCTCAATATCCATGGCACTTTCACCAGCAACAGTATACGCACGTCCTAATGCGTCTGTTGGTTGTGGAGCAGCACCGGTACCCGTACCGAAACCCTCGAAACCTTCTACAACTAAAAGTGCCATGGAAACTCCTGATATTATAATCAGCACTCCAGAATACTGGAGTGCTGATTAGGTTTAGTTAGCTATTAACTGTGTAGGTAACTTTGAGTTGGTCGCCATTGATTACTACTACGTCACCAGTGCTAAATACTGTAGCTGCCCACAACGTACCATCAGCATGATGGTTTCCCTGATCCTCGGGAGCGGCCGCACCACCGACAGCTTGACCGACAACGGCAATACCTTTCACAGTACCGCCAGCCGCAGTAATATCAAAAACACCTACACTAGCGGCATTAGTTATTGAGCCCCCTGAAGCGGCTGCTTCAACATATGGTACGCGCTTTAAACCGTTCGCGGCGTACTCATAGTCTTCGTACTCATCCCAACCATTACCGCCCTGGTTGATATTGTCATAAGTGTCCGTTACCGCAATAGCGGTATAACTAGCATTATCGATAAGTGTCATATACCATCCAGCTGCTGCTGTAGCCGCATGGAACATACAGTCGAGAATATAATTCTTACCCTCGGTTGTGATAGTATTAGGCGTATCAAACTCCCCAATGATTTTACCATCACGAATGTGTTGAACATGAAAAACGTTCGCGGCCAAGAATAAATCGGCGTCTATAGCTACATTCTTATCCATTAGTGTTTCCTCTTAAACGTGGTTTTAATTCCGGTCTCGGAACTTCTCTAGCCTGTTTACGTGAATCAGATTTTGGCATATTCTCTATTTTTGGTATTTCCTTTACTTTTGGTATTTCCTTTACTTTCGGTGGAGTACGCGTTTTCTGTACAGTACAACCCTCCTTGAGACGGAAATTATCCATTAAGTCCTCACAGTCTTTTTACGCACTTCACGTCTAAAGGCATTCATCGTTTCTCTAGCAGTTGTTTTACCATGTACGGCTTCATTAACACTGATATTAACATCACCGACATTGGTAACCTGACCGCCACCTGATCGGAACACTGGTCGTGATCCAGCGTTCATAGCCATAAGTTGTGAAAAGAATTTACTGGAAGACGCCGCATTTATAACTGTCTCACCTCTGGAAAGCATTGCAGGAATAACGTCCGTCCCTCGCCCGCCGTTTGCTCGATAAAGTGATTTTCCAAAATGCGCAATTTCGGCTGTACCACTACCAGAACCAATTTTGGCTATCGCGGCAGCAGTTCTATAAGCTTGTTGTTCAGTTGACTTTAGGCTAGCCGTTATTGCGCCAAAAGAAGCAGCTGTCCCAGCAGCTGCGCCTGCGGCTGCTGGTCCTATAGTATCTACCGCATCTTCAATACCAATTAATTTCTCTTTAGCAGCGTCTAATGTTTCTGTCCCTTTGAGATCGATTTTTATTTCTTCACTAACGCTGGCAGCTAATGTAACATCTTCAATGAATTGCCTAATACCGGCAGATACATCAGTTTTACCGACAGTTTCAAAGGCTTTTGCTTGTTGCTCTAATGACCCTATAGCTGCCTTAAATTGTTCTGGATCAGTAAAGTTTTTAGCCTGTTCAACCGCCGCTTTAGCGGCCTGTCTAATTGTATCGTAAGCTGCTTCAATATCCTGAGGTTTTAAACCTTTTTCTATACCTAAAGCCATACCCTTCGGGGTATTTTCCAATTCTCTATATGCGTCAATTACACCACGTAAGGACGTTTGTATAGCTGTAAAGGTTTTAGGTAATCTACCCATTGCCCCATCAAAACGTTTTTGATTACCTTCTAAATCTGCTGTACTCCTACTTAGTTCAGATATAGTTTTTTTGAGATCAAGAATACTTCGCTGTACTTCAGGAACATTTTTAGCTATTCTAATATCTTTCCCAGTTACTTGCTTGATAGCAAGTTCAATAGCATTTTCTGGCCGATTAGCTATGGCTTGAATATCTCTAAATACTGCATTAACACTCTCATCAGCAGCAAATTTCAATGAGATAGGTTTCCCAGTGAATGTATCCTCAATAGGTTTCAAAGCTTTTTTCAAAGCTTTCACAATACTTGTAGAATCTGGCTCTTCCAAACTTTTAGCTAGATTTATATTTATACCTGCTGCATCGAACTCAGATTGTAGCGTCTCCAAAATTGGTTCTAATTCTTTTTTTAACTCTTCAGGGGAACTAAAAGTTATGTTTCCCTTTTTATCATACGCACTAAGGTCTTTAATCATATCTACTAATGCTTCAATACGTTTAGCTCTAGGCCCTTCAGTCTGAAGCAATTTTGCTGCATTAGCTATAGACGTATTCTCACTAGCAGTAACGCTTTTATACAAATCAATTTGATCCTGAATTAACTTGTTTTTACCTTGTTGTGATTTGAATACTAAAGAACTATTCTTAGCGCTTCTTCCAATACTCTCAGCCTGATCGAAAGCGGCTCTTGATTCAGTGGCGTAACTTTCAGCTTGATCCCTATGACCTTGCTTAAAAGCTTGTTGTGATTTGTTCGATAAAGACGTACCGCGTTGTATTAATGCAAAAGCTTTTTGCAGTTCACTACGCCATGCAATTTGATCTTCAAAATTATTCCTTGACAACTCACGCTGCAATTCAAATATCTTGGATTGTGCTGCATTTATATTTGTAGCACCGTTACTCATTCTAGTTTCAAGGCTTCCAACAAAATTATTAAAAGCGCTTGATTTTGCACTCAATTGTTTATCAAAATCAGCCTTGACAAATTTTTCAATTTGCTTAGAAGTCTGAAGATATTGTGACATTAATGCTTGGCGATCAATAGCGTATCGTTGTAACGCACTGAGTTGCTTACTATACCCACGGATTCTTTCCTCTACAGCTTCGCCTTCAATAACATCTATAGCTGTTATGGTTTTTTCTTCAGCAGCAGCACGCTCTTGAATACTTTCGATAGCTGTCTTACTAAACTTCTTATAAAGAGCCATTAAGCCAGTTGTAGCTACACCTGCTGCAACCGCTAAGGCGATGTACGGATGGAATGCTACAATAAGACCTATCGAAGCCACACCAGCTGCAGCAAGACCTGTAGCTATTGCTTCAGCTATATTTACAATACCGCCAAAACTCTTGATAATATCATTACTAACTTGCAGTGCCGGTCGACCAAAATCGAAGACCAAAGCGTTCTTCAGTCTGTTAAATTCTAACTGTAGTTGTTTAGCGTTTGTTTTAAATATTATCTCTTTAGCTTCAAAAACATCAGTGGCTCCAGCATCACGAATTTCCTGTAAATTCTTATTGAATTTTTCAGTAGCGTCACCTGTTAACCCTAAAATACCGCGTAAGGCGCGTACTCTAGTGAATAAGTCGCCCAATTCAGATGTTGTGCCATCTGTAGTTTCTGCTAATTTCTGTAATGTTCCTTGGAAGCCGTAGGCTTGGATAGCTACTTCTGGTGTAGTAATACCAAGTTTAGTATAAACTTTTTGTAGCGCCTCTGATGGTCTAATCAATTTCAACATCGTATTCGTGATGAGCGTGAATGCTTCATCGTATTTCAAACCGCTAATCGTCAAAGTAGCGATAGACGCTAAAACTTCATCTAATGATGCACCTAACTTTTGTGCCAATACGGCAACACGGCCAAAAGTATTGGCGAATTCTTCACCACGTATTCTACCTAGGTCAATAGTTCTGAATAATTTTCCTGATATCGTGGCTGTTTGTGAGGCGTTATAACCAAAAGAATTTATAGTTGAACTAAGTAGGTTAACAGCCGAATCAGCACTAGTAACAGCTGCAACAGAAAAATCAGCCGCTGCTCTAAAGAAAGTAAAGGCTTTACTGGCTTCAGCTACTTGGTTAGATAGTGTCTCGTAAGTACCTTCCGCGACAATGTCAGCATTGACGGCAAAATCATCTGACAACTGCCGAACACCACTGGACACACCCTCAAAATCTTGTTTTAATGCCCCACCAATAGTTTGTATTTCTGCAAAACGATTTTCTAGATCAATAGCGGCTCGGCCAGTCTCACCGCGAGAACTGGTTATTTTCGATAAGACTTGGTGGACAACTTGAATAACACCAATTCTAACCATACTCTCCCAGCTTAAAATCAATTTCTTGCTAGTCTTGTCGGCTGCTTTTCCTAAATCCTTAAAAGCATCCCGTTGCTGTTTTAGAACAGGGTGCATGGATGGGATAGCTGTAGCAGTTTTGCCGTAAGTGAGTAAAAATTTCTGAACAATACCAGTTTCTTTACTTAATGTTTTAGCGGCCTCAGCGGCTTCTTTTTGGGCTGGAGCTAATCCTTTTAGATTATTCGTGACATTGCCAGCAACACTATTGAAACTACCAGTTACAGCGCTAGCGCCTCGAAGGGAATTAGTGTACGCATCGATACTCTTCGTCAACCTTGTTAGGGTAGCTATAGCGTCGGCGGCTTCAAAGCCAAGAACAGTTTTTAATTCATCAGACATTGAATTTTACCGGTGCTAGTTTAAGATCGGGAAGATGCATATTTTTAATAGCTTCTCCGTAAGCTTCAGCCCCAGCCTCTAAAGAATGCCAAGGCGCTGATTTACTTACACCTACATCTGTATACTCTTGCAGTGTATAATGAGGCACAGCAGTCGTTATAGTGATAATATACTTATCACGGACTGCGGTGCCCAATTGTTCACCTAATGGAATTCTACTATCCGCGCGGGGAGAGATCACTAGTGTCCCACCGACTAGACCAGTCAACTTCAACAATGATGCTCTAGCCATTCCAGACCATACGGGAACTCGACCTGTTGTCCCACGTAACCATGATTTCGCAGCTTCTTTGAGTTTGCTATCAAGGTACGCGTCTAAGCGGTTTTTATAACCGCTCAGGTCGAGTTTTGCTCCCGTAAAATGGCCTGTAAATTTCATTGCGATTCTTCCATTTCTCGAATTTGGTTATACGAGATTAATTCACTTTGCTCTATAACATTATATTTACACCATTTAAACGGATCAATACCGAAACGTTCGCAAGCTTTCCACTGCGCGTAATACTGTGTGCGCCCTTTTGGAAGTATTACTCTTCCACAAGTGCTTGCAGCGAAAGTAAAAAACGGTCCCGTGCCTCATCAACCTTGGCTTGAGAGAGTGAATTTACACTCGCAACACCATTAATAATACGATTGATTTCAATGTCACTGAATCCTGAACTTTTTAATTCTTCCCTGAAAAGTTTCCAAGTAGAAGGGTCAGAAACATCAACAGTTTCCCACTCCAACCCTTCAGTAGCCTCCAAGGAAACTAATACCATCCAGGCTAAACGTTTAGTTTCCCTCTCTATTATCTGCTTCAAGTACTCAGGGTCTTTAACGTTTGTACTGTCGACACCACGTATTTTACGTTTAGGTGCCATGGGTTCTGGGCATAATTTGTCAAATGATTCCATATCGAGTATGGCTTCAGCTACAAAAATGACATCTTCGCCATTTCCCCGGGGAATCGCGATAATTTCGCGATTTGATCCCTCAATCTTTTTGCCTTTAATCTTCATTATACGCCTCGGGTTACGAGTGCTTCGGTTACGTTACATTTGCCAGAACAACTAATCTGTTGGTCATTAGGTTTGTGATCCAAACTTTCATATCGGAATAATGTTAGTTCAATCAATTCAGTATTCTCAGAACCACATTGTGGTGTGTAATACATTTCAACATCAACACTATAAGGCTGACACGCATCACTACATGTTGAAACCCAAGTCGATGCTTCATCACGTTGCTTCAGAACATCTTCAATTGTTGGCACTGCACTACCTGTTACGGCGGTAATGTATTCCCAAGAAAAATCCATCGTAACTTCCATGGGAACATCATCACCGTCGCGTACAACATCCAAGAGTCCACGATTTAATAAATACTCGCGAGCCTTTTGCTCATTATAACTGAAAGTTCCTTCACCGATTTTAACCTCAAGTTTACGTCCGCCGAAGGTGACAGTGCCGCCAGCTGTAGTTTGAACTACTAAGGCAGGTGTAACTAGCATTGACGCTGTCGAAGTCGCTGAAACTCCGGCAACTGTTTCAACGATACTTATAGCAGTGACAGTACCACCAGTTAAGTTAGTTCCGTCACCAGTTACAGCCGTCTGTGCAGCATAAGCTGTCCAGGTAACTACCCAATCTGTCATAGGTCCAGGACCACCAGCCACACTTACAGCTACAATAGAAGCTAATGCTTCAAGCGCAGATTTAATATCGCTTGCGCTTGCACTATAAAGAATCGGGGCAGTTTCATTGCCACCGTGTGTTAATGTAAATGTTCCACCAGTGGTACTATCATTAATACCAATTGTGACGACTTCGCGTACTGCTGCTACACCGGGGACATCTGTGGTTGCTGCTAATGTTCCATCAGGGGCAATAAGTGCTGGATCAGAGGTAATTTGCGCCTGATTACCGGCTAATGCACCGCTGAACGTAACATGGAAATTACCGGCACCGCCAGCCAAAGCCACAACTTCTGTGACAGTAGCTTCACCGACTGCGATACCGTCTAAGGCTTCTAATGCCATTTCGATTTCAACTACCGAAGCATCCCAATCTATAGCACCAGTAGTTTCAGTTCCGAAAGTAAGTGTAAATGTGCCGCTAGTCCACGTACCGCCAACAAGGAAGTCTTGTTGTTCAGCGACAGCATCAACGCCAGTAGTAGTTTCAGCAATTTGAATATCAGTGACAACGCCACCTGTCAATAAAAGACCGTCGCCAACTATTAACGAAGCATTGGTCGCAGCCAATGTACCTGTGAAGGTTACCGTCCAAATTGGACTTGCACCTGTTACAGTTGCTGTACCTAGACCTAGTGTACTCAAGGCTTCTAAGGCGGCTTCAACTACCGCAGCACTAGCATTATACGCTAAATTGCCAGTCGTTTGACCACCATAAGTAAGTGTAAATGTTCCACCGCTTACATCGTCATCGATTTCAACAGTTTGTTGTTCATTGGTTCCAGCGCCGAGTACACGGCTTGTCACGGTATACTCAGTTGTGTCAGTTCCAAACTTGACTGATACACCAGTAGTAACTGCTGGGTCAGGAACAACAGTGGCCATCCCTGTTAGAGCGATGGTAGTTTCACCAATAGGCTCAACATTTGTGGTAGTGGGTGTACTGGTACCATTACTAAAACCGTCGCGGAGATAAAAATCCGCCTTTTTCATGTCAATAACGCCGAAAGTAGTACGTTGCGGCTTTGCTCGAAGAACAAGCATCTGTAGCTCCTGGTTTGTTAAATTAGTTGTCTAAATGCATTTCAAAATCGCCATCTACGGTTCCTTGCACAATTTCAGCGTCATCTTTCACCTGTCCAAAAGGTACTGTTCTTGCCTCTGATGTTAAAATCAGAGTCCCTAAATGTGTCCCATCTGTTTTCGTGATACATATGTCATCCATGGCTTCTAAAATCATTCCCTGTACTTTAAATTGTTCATGGAAATCAGTAGTAGTCATATCGACTGACCATAATACACTTATAGATACATCCAACTTAAAATAATTGTGACTTATCTCCTTTATTGTTGGACCATCTATTCTTAATTCAATGTGTTTGGTTTTATCTGTTGTTCGGCGTTTAGTTCCCTCAATATATAAGTGTATAGGGTACGCGTCCGCGACAGCTTGAAAATACTGTGTTAACGACGAAAATATATATAGTGGCCAATCAGACTTTGACATAACTCACCGCGTCGGTAAATGTGAGAGTTTCATCAGTACTTCCGAAGTCTAATGCTTCGGTATCAGACGCTTTTATAACCAATTTATACGCTAACCCTAAATAGTCGTGTACTTCTTTAATTAAATAAGTTTGGCTACTAATTATTACGTAGTCACCGACTACCAATTCAAAAGTATCATCAGTATCTATTAACACTGTTCGCACAGTAGGATCATATGTACTAAAGCGAGTTTGCTTTGTCGGCATAAAAATTATTTTAGCAATATTCTTAAACTTAAAAGTTTCTCGCTGCGCACCGGTAACTAAATCTAAAACAGAAGATACTGAAGTACGGACTTGTCCTGGTATACCATATTCTCGTTTCAGTTCTTTAATTGTTTCTGATATCATGATAAAATATTTGCTAGGACTGTTCCTGCTGTTGCTATGAACCCAGTACACAAAATATAAATCCAATGTCTAAGACGATTTTGCGATTGTTCCACACGGTCCAGTCTAACAACAACATCCGTTAAGTTCACGATAACACGTTCTACCCGATCTAAACGTACAATAAGACCTGGCTTATTTGGGTCAGTAGGATCACCAACAACGGCTACCACTAAGGTATCCAATTTCTTTTTAATATATTCCGTGTCATCCATAGCGTGCCTCCGAACATAAATAGTAAGCGCCAACGGTGGGAATCGAACCCACATCTTCTTGACTTTACAATCAATCGCTCTACCAATTGAGCTACGCTGGCAAAGGGCCTCCATGCCCAAGTTAATTATCGAAGCATTACTGCTCCACGGCGTACATCCAAGACCTTGACACCCATTAGAAGGTCAGCTGTACATAAGTGACCTTGACCGCGACCCTCATACGTGATTACAATACGTAGTGCTAGATTACCGAACTGGGCAATCCCTGCAATAGCGCCAGCACCTGTACGCGGAAGAGCTAATGGACGAGCAACAACTGCGATAGCATCACGATCAAAAGCGAAGTTATATTCGCCAGCAGGACCATAATTTACAACATCAGAATCCTCAAGCGCCGCCTCTAGTGGACGATCAAGAGTAATATAATAGTCCCCTGCACCACTACCTGTGCTTACTGCAATAATACCGTATTCGCCGACGCGTACTGGGTCATGGTCACTATCACCAAACCCTACAAGCTGGCCAACTTGAGGAACAACACCGGCAGCTGCGATATTAATATCCTTAGCGTAGCCAATGGGATAAGTAGTAGCGGCAGCATCACCGGTAAGATCAACAGCTCCTACTGTGTAAAATGTTGCCAAACTGTCATCAGGAAGGCCACTCATTAGTCCTCGATCAAGGACTAACTCAGTATCAGCACTTGAGACTACGCGATAAACACCACCGCAAGTGCTAAACGTTACGTACATACCGGCGTCAATTAAGGCAGCAGTGCCAGTAGTCATAACAAGTGTTGTCGCACCTGCCGGGTTGACTGTGATAGCACCATCTGTACTGCCACCAGCATTAGTAAGGGCAACAGTGCTTGTACCGCTAGAAATACTAGATGCATTCGGGCTCCGGAAAGTTTGCATTCCAAACTTCTCACCGAGTGAAGCCTTACGCATAGCTGTTCCATCATCACCAATCTTATCTGCAGAAATGAATAGGTCAAGTTCTAAGGCTTCCGTTTCACTTTCTGATGTTAAAATCAGATTTCGATTATCATCCGGGACCAAATTATCATTTAGCTTCTTACGAGTACGTAGAATCGCATTCTTAACAGTTGAAGTTGCGTCATCAGGGTCGATTTGAACCTGATTATCAAGGAATTGGAAAGCCTGAGCTAGGATAACTTTATCCATATGCTTGGCCAATGAGTGCGCAATTGGTTTCATGTATTCATCAATCAAATCAACCATCGAACGGCTTTCCTCACCATCCTTGATTACGATGGCAGTATGGACATGTTGGTTCAGTACAATCGCTACCTTATCAGCAGATGCATCTTGAACAGTTACATCGTCATTAGTGCCCTTACGCTTAGCTGTAAGAGTACCAGGTAGACGAGTATTAACAGTATCACCGAAATCCTTGATTTCATCCTTAAAATCAGTATGTACAAGATTATATGCAACTAACTCCTCGAATAATTGCATTAAAGTTTCGCGAGCCCATATTTCTGGGCTCCAGGCTCGCTCATTAGTGTCGAAATCATTAACGAAAGTGATTCGTGTTACAGTACGTAAAAACAGCATTTGATTCCTCGGTTTTAAAGGGTTGATATTAAAGTTTCCCCAGATTACTTCCCGGCTAACGCTGCTGCGAATTTTACTGGGTCTTTTCGCAACTCCTGGTATTCTACCATAGTTATTTTACTTAAATCTAGTGGCTTAGTCAAACTACCACCAGTTCCACCTGTACCACCAACCTTACCGCCTTCAAACAAATTACCGAAACGTTCTAGTTCGGACATTCTTTTTACGGCTTCAATTACAGTTAAGCTGAGAGTGATTGGCCTATTATCCTTATCCATATCTTGAAAGTCTACTCTTACTTCATATTTATCTGATGGCTTTCCATTATCGTCCACAATTTCAACTAATTTAGACGCTGGGCGTAACATTGCAGCGACTTGTTCAGTAGAAATAGCCTTATTAGCCGCAGCAGCTTGGGCGATATTGGCTTCTATAGTTGATTGTGTAAATCGTGTTTGCCACTCATTTTTGGATGTTTTTAGTTCTTCAAGTTCTTGATTATATTTCTTGGTCTGTTTGTCTGTGGCTTGACGTGTTAATTCATCAGCGGTCATATACTTCTTTTCTAATTCTTCAATTTGAGTATTAAGTGACTCTTTTTCATCGGCTGTTAAATTAGCAGCTTTTTTAGCTTGGGCTAATTGTTCTGCTAATTGCTTCTGAGTTTCCTGTGTCTTATGCTTCTCCTTGTTCATAATAGCATTCACATCATCTTGACTAAATAAACCACCTTTTGCATCAGATACAGCTTTGTCTAAATCCTCTTGTGTGAAAGTCGCAGGATCATCGAAACAAACAAACGATACAGTCTTTAACATTGCGTTTACCTTTAAGAAACCCTATTTAGTTTAATGCTTTTTGCCCGAGAAAAATAAGGTTGCAGAAATTTCCAAGCATACGCACTTGGAATTCCGGCAGCCAAATATTCTGGGGAGAGTGTACGATCATAGGTGGTTCGTACATCAGCAAAGCCTCGGCTCGTAACCGATATATCATAATCAGGACTAATTTCATCAACTATTAACGCGAAGGCCACTTCGTAGCAAGCGATTTTAATATCATCAGGCACAGTTTCAGTTCCATCTGCCTCATCGCCATAATAGCGTGGAAACTCACGGTCGTCGGTTTTTAAGCCACGAAACTGTAATCGATCTATACGGTCGCTTGCTTCAGTTAATGCAATCGTT